TGTAAATTTTTCCACGGCTTCTTAGCAAAAGCAGAGCCAGAGGCAGTACTTGAGTTACTTAATAGACTCCGCAAAGAAGCCGATATACTAGAAAAAAGCCTAATAGAAATTGCTGTTTATAGTGGCGGTAGTATTTCCTGGCACGAAACTCAGATGATGTCTATTAAAGAACGTGAAGTTACTGTCAAAGTTATTAACAAATATAATCAGATTAAATCAGGTAAAATTCAAGACGAATTTTAATTATCAGGTAAGAGACACTTCGTGTCTTTTCAATCTACATTCATTCGTTCGTTTCACTCACTTCATTCATTTGATTGAAAGTTTTTTTATTACTATAATCGATTTCATGCAGATTCTGAGGTCATATGAAGCCAACCTAATCGGCTTCATAAAAAAGAGACTTCATGCGAGTACATGTCGGCCATAAACGAAGACAGGTATTTTGTTTGCACTCTATTGGGCTCTGACCTTACCCGACCTGTGTCGATTTTTAATCTCAACTCGCTTCACGCATGAGAATATAGAGTATAGCAATAACTTTTCACAACTATTTAGACTTAGCAAATGTATCTCACCATTGGGTGGACATTTAAGCATCCTTTTGGGTAGTGCTAAGAATCGCATAACAACCAATGCATGGCTTACCATCTCACATCAGAATGGATTTCGCAACGGAATAATAATTGGCCCGTCAACCGTGTGTGTTGTTTGTGTATTTTAAGAGTTAGACTTTGTGTCTGAGGAGGCCATGTTTGTATTCAATAGGTACTTATATACTATTAAAATTTATATAAATTTTTTTGAGTAGAACTGGCCTTAATGGCCTTTTAGGTGTTCTTTAAAATTTTGTAAACAATATCTTTAACACCAGTAATATCATCAACTACTTTGTAGGCTTTTACTTGTCCTGTGCTACCTACAATTTCATCTAATTTGTATATAAAGTCTCTGCCATATATTCTGTAGTGATCATAGTCATCTGGATTAGCATATCCCCAATCCTTTGTTTCTCTAAACATAACAGGATTAGGAACAGTAATAAAAAGCATACCATTTGTTTGTAAAATGCGGAACAATTCCTTAATAGCAACAACATCATCTTCTACATGTTCTAGCACATGGTTGCATAATATTACGTCATAACTTTTATTTTTTCGATCAATTTTTTGTATGTCTATAGAATTTGTTACGCCATATATAGATGTTTCTGATCTGCTAAACCAAGGATAAACATATTGCTCTATGAAAGGCTCGTCACTTAAATGTAGCAATGATAAATTTTTGAAGTATTGTTTGTGGTCGTCTAAAATAGTTTTTAATGCTCTATGTCTTTCTGTGCTAAAACAGTCTACACATTCTGCATTTGGGCATGTCCATTCTCGCCATTTAGGTTGTTGGAATTTTGTACTACCGCAGTAATTACACTTATTTGACATTTGATAAATGTTCTTTTAGTATTTGAGAACCGCCTATCCTAACATTTATTATTCCGTTGTAGTAATCATCTGTGAGTAAAACTTCTCTTTCAAATTGTTCTTTGGCTTCCATGTAACTAGCAATACCTCTGCTAGGGCAATAGTGTAAAATTTCTCTAATAAAATTTTCTTCACCATATTTTTCTACATCTTCTTTTAAATGATCTGAACTACCCCAATAAGTTTGCCAGTCACTTTCTTTATAGCCACGTCTTTTATTTTTGCGACCTTTTAAAGGTGGTTTAGTTGTTTTAAACTTAGCAAGTTTCTTACCAACATATTTCATACCATTCTTTTTATTGGTGATTAGATATACAAATGCTTCACAATCTTCTGGCAAGGACCATATAACTGCATTTTTATATAACCATGGACTATTCATTATGAAATGTACTCTGTATCGGTATTATAACTTGTAAAACCGCCTTCTTTGACAACTGTTAATACATTATTTACACGACCGACAAGTTCTTCTTTGTGCGATATTAACATAATATTTTTTGCTTGTTCTCGATTCATTTTCTTAAGTATTGCTAATGCATTTTCAACACCAGTTGTATCCATACCGCTATCAATAAGTTCATCAACACACATTAAATTCATAGGATGATTAAGGCTTTCAAATATATCTCTAAATGCCCAACTTAATCCAAGTATAAGTCTGTTACGCTCTCCTCTACTTAAATTGTCAAAGTCTAAATCTCTTCCATACTCAGTAATCTCTACACCTAAATCACTAGCAAATTTTACATCATGTGGCAAACCTAATTTATCTAAATAATGTGCTAGTCTGTGATTTAAGTATGAAATATTCTGATCAATAATACGTTTACGGATAAAACTATCTTTGCTAGTTAATAACTTGTACAAAAACTCTTGATGTTCTTTTAAATGTGTAACTTCATTAATAACATCAAATTCTATTTCTTGAATACCAGTTTTACGCAAAGTTTCTACTTGCTCATCGTACGGATTAATTTCATCTGCTTTTTCTTTAAGTTGTGTTTCTAGTGTTTCTAAATTATGTTTGTGTTCTAATGCACTTTCTAAGTCCTCATAAAAAGGATCTTGCAGATCAGATATTGTGCCTAGTTCTTCAACCGAAGCATTAAGATCTTTTATACGTTTTTCAACTTTTTCTTTGTATTTTACTTCTTCAGCATGTTTATTTTCTAATTCTTTTGTGTATTCTTCATGCGTATCTAAGTGTGCTGTACTTTGCTCACAAGTAGGACAAATACCTTCTTTTGCTTTAACTATGTTATTTTCTAATTCAGTAATTTTAGAGTTACTTCTATTTAAAGACGTTTCACTTCTACTTTGTTCTTTTTCTATAGCATTTGCAGATGCAGTTTGTTCTAATATTTCTGCATTGCTTTTATGTGCATTAATTTCTTCTGCAATGTCTATTTCCATAAGTGTACTAATAGAAGTAGCCATGTCTTCAAGTTTATCAGAATATGTTTTTTGCCATGCTTTACTTCTGCTAGTTATTTCATTAATATTTTTCTCAATACGTTTGTTGCTGGCTTCTATAGCATTAATTTTAATTTCTTCTTCTTTAATCTTATCTCTGCTTTCTTTCATAAGTTCTTTTAGAACTTCTGCTTTTTCACTAAGTTCAGTAATACCTAATAACTGCTCAATCATTGCACGTTGATCATTTGGCTTCATGCCTAAAAATGGTTCAGTGTATGTGTTTAATGCAATTAAATGCTTAAACATTAAATGAGGAAAGCCTATAATTTTTTCAATGTCTTTTTGTGTTTCTCTACTATCGCCTTGTTGTTCTTGATCACTTGCGTCTGTACCATCAACAAATAACTTTAATGTATTAGGACGTCTACCTCTTTCAATCCTATATTCTGTCCCATCAATTTCAAAGTCAACAGTAACAATCATTCCCTTACCGTTTGTCTTGTTAATTAAGTTATCACGTCTAATATTTGTTAAGGCTTCGCCATATAATGCATAACTTAATCCATTGATAATAGTAGTTTTGCCTGTTCCGTTCCGACTACCATCACCGCCTAGGTCTAAGTTATGTCCTATTACTAATGTTAGATTGATATTGTCAAAATTTACTGCTTGGGTTTGGGCACCAACACTCATAAAATTCTTTGCAGATATGTTTCTGATCTTAAGCATATTTTAGATTTCTATTCCGCTATAGATGTCGATAAGTTTTTGTCTATCTATTGTATGTGATTCGATTGTTTCTAATTGTGTGATAACAATTTTGTCTACACTTTCAAATTCAATCTCGCCACCTTTGTATGCTTCTTCTTCTTCTTTAATAGGTATTAATTGTAATTCTCTAACATTATATTGTTCAGCCATCTTTTCTCTAATGAAGTTTGCTTCTTCATAAGATATGCTAATGTCTAGTTTTACTCTTGCATAAGTGTATTCGTCTAAAAGTGTTTCATGGTCGTCTAACAACTCTTTTAGTGTAAACGTTTTATATTTAGGACACTCTTTCCAATTAATATATACAGGTTCTTTGTCCCATTCTAAGAACATAGCACCTCTATCAACATCACCCACGTCAGCATAGTTATGAGGGAACGCATTACCTATATAGTGTATATTATTTTTGTATTGGCGTTTATGAAAGTGTCCACTAAACACATAGTCAGGACCAGTTAACATTTCTGCTTTAAGTCCTCCGTGGTCGGGCATTTCTACTAGGGCGTTCATTTTGAAGTACGGCAACTCTAAGTGCCCAAAGAAATATTTGGCTGTACAAGCGGAAAGTGATTTCCATTCGTCGCCAACCAACCACGGAGAAATTGCAACATTATCTTGTTCAAGTGGTTCATCAACCATAACAAAGTTAGATAAGTCTCTGGCGTATTCTATACTGTTTAGATCTCTTTTGTCTCTATAATACAAATCATGGTTACCTGTTATAAAGTAAACCTTTTCAAATGCATCATTAAGTTTTTTGAGATCTTTGATAGTAGCATTCATAGTAGCAATATTAATACTTGCTCTATGGTGATGCCAATCGCCTAAGAAAATACATGTTTCAGCATTTCTTGCTTTTGCTTCAGCAATAAACCAATCTACAAATCTAGCACAGTCGCTTAGGTGTAGTCTGCTGTTTTGTTTTAGGCCGTAGTGAATATCCGTGAAACATGCGGCGTGTTTAAAAAGTTGTGACATAAATTAATCAAAGGCCCCTTCATCGCTTTTCCCTGATTCCATTGATTCACGAAGTATTCTCATTTCATCTTCGTGTTTAATTTGTCTGCTATAACTTGGTAAATGTCCTTGGTCAATTAAGATATCATCTCTAATACTCTGGTTACGTTTTTCTAAGTTAAGCACTCTAGTAAAACTATTGATAACGGCCGCTGTATAATATGCAAACGGATTATCAGACTTTGCTTCATTAAACTGTAGACCTACTTGACTTAATTGAACCAATGCTTGACCACGCATTTCGTCAACATAAGTATATCCTCTCCAATTTGCTCTATGACTAAATCTCTCAACAAGTTTTAAGAACATAGTGCCTAGTTTATTAGTAATTCTGCCTACAGACGGATTAAATTTACCATTACTTAAACTGCCTTCCCAGTGGCTTCTTGCAACTTCTTTTAGTTCACCGCCTTGAAATGCATAATGCTTGAATGCTGGAAAATTTACTTTTGCTTTAGTTTCTGCTTCATTCCTAGGATTCTTTTTTCTTCCTGGTTCCAGTGGAATGTGATCCATAGTCATAATTCTAAAAGTTACATCTTCATCTGAAATAGTATCAATATCTACTGCAAATTCTTTCTGCTTAGGTTTGTTTCGATAGTCACCGGTACCATGCTTAATCATTGCTTCT